AATCGCTGAATCCGTATCAGAAAATACAGCGGAAACTAATAACATAACAGCGGGTGACTTTGTTGCCAGCCGCTTGGCAAACCTAAAGGAGCAAGCAGAAGCGCGACCGGAACAACTCGGAAGCGAAGAAGCTCAACCAGAAGGCGAACCAGTAGTAGAAACAGAGTCAGAAGAATCCGAAACAGAAGCTGAGGTAATTGCGCCAGAAGCTGAAGTAAAGGAGGAATCCGAGAATGTTCTTTCACAGTTAGACTTAGATGATATGTCCGAAGGTGACCTTCGTGAACTATCCGAAAAACTTGGCAGTCGCGCAGTAGCACGATTCGGCGAGCTTACCGCAAAACGGAAAGCCGCTGAGGAACGTGCAGCTATGCTGGAAGCCAAGTTGCAGGAAACACCTAAAACTCTCACAGCACCCGAAACAGTAGCTAATAACCCCTTCGCTTCACTAAATACAGTCGAAGCCCTACAGGAAAAAGCCGTTGAAGTAAATTCAGTAATCGAGTGGGCAGAGGATACGTTGTTTAATGCAGATGGATACGGACCAGAAGATGTTGTCGTAACAGTTAACAATCAGGAATTAACTAAAGCTGATGTGCGTAAGACTTTATTGAACTCACGTAAATCAAGAGATAAGTTTCTTCCTGCTCAACTGAATACTATCCAGGCAAAAGAGCAAGGTAACCAACTCAAAGAAAGCTACGTCTCCAAGGCGGTAGAAGAGTTATCTTGGCTGTCTGGAGAGGACAATGACACGAGGCATCAATACAATGCAATTATGCAGGACAAGCGAGTAGAAGATATGTTAAGCAGTCTTCCACCCGACGTGTCAGCACAACTGCCTTACTTGATGGCTCACGCAGCCAACAGTATTTATGGACGAAAGCCAGTTCCCGCAGATAAGCCAAAGGCTTCTGCGACATTGAACCCGCCGAAGTCCGTTGATTCCGGAGCAACTAAGTCAGAAAAAACTGTGGATCCATCTAACAAAGCTGTTAAAAAATTAGTACAACAATATAAGACCTCAGGTCACCAAGCTGATTTCGTCAAATTCAGAACCCAACAACTCAAAAACCGATAACCTATTATAAAATATTATGGCATTTTCAAATACCTATGATGTAGCAAATACAGGTTCGGCTGTTTCCAATCGCGAAGACTTGACAGATGTCTTGACTATTCTCGCTCCTGAAGAAACTCCCGTCCTTTCGTCCGCACAAAAACAACGTGCGATGGCAACTAACACAGAGTGGACTGTTGACAGTCTTTCAACACCTAGCACAGCTGGTATTGTTGAAGGCGCAGACGTCCTTGTTCACACTGACCAGTTCGCTGGTCGCGCACGTATGGGCAACTTCACTCAGAAGTTCCGTCGTGACTACAAAGTTTCTGATCTACAAGAAGCTGTTGAGTCCGTTGGTCCAGCTCGTATTGCTCAAGCAGAAGCTAAAGCTATCCGTGAACTAAAGCGTGACATCGAAGCAACTCTTTGCTCCGCTAACGTAAAGCAACAAGCTACTTCTACCGATCCCTACAAGATGACTGGTCTTGGTGGATTCATTGATAGCGCTGCTGCTGACACAACTGTTCCCGCTGGATTCAAAACTCCTGGAAGTAGCATCTATACTACTGCCGAAGCTGCTGCCGCAGGCGGAGCATTCAGCGAAACTGCATTCAATGACATTATCTCAAGCATCTTCGAGGTAAACGGCGTATCCAATGGTCTTGTCCTAGTGGCTGACGTTGGTCTTCGCCGTGTGATCAGCGACTTCGCTCGTCTGTCCACTGTATCAACTGAAACAAGCATCCGCAACGTTAACTATGACGGTGGTGTTGCAGCGATTAAGCTCTCTGTTGAGCTTTACCAAAGCGATCACGGTGTTGTTTCAATCGTCAACGCTAACCCTGACTGTATGCCTAACTTTGGCGGAACAACTGCTAACTCAAGCGGTTACCTCGTCAACCCAGAGTATTACGGTGTTCACGAACTGATCCCAATGGGATCGACTCGCCAGCTCAACAATGGCGGTGGCGAACGTGGTTTCGTTGATTGTGCTTTGACCCTCGGTGTATACCACCCACAGGCTCACGGCTTGATCCAAGACGTTAAGTAAATAATTCTGGCTGGGGGGGCGCAAGCCCCCCTGCCTTTTTACTATGCAAGTTGTAAACCAACAAGGAATTTCCGATGAGGAAGTAAACAATGCTTTAATGCAGGAGATTCAAGCGAGTCTTCACGAGGAGAAGCATACAGAAAAAGATCGTTACGATCAGGCAAGAAAAGATGCCAGCAGTAATGTCGGCAAGGAACATCCTTTGCTAGGCAGGTGCGTAGCAACAATGCCGCCCAGGGAATACTTTAGATTAATTAAAAAATACGGACACGCAGAGGTTCACTCTAAAGAATTCTTAAAATATTTCCAAAACAAATTCTCAGATCTATCCCCCAATAAAATATAAATACCAATGGCACTATACCCCACACTCACATATGACAACCTAGAGGAACGCTTTAAGTCCATAGCCGGACTAGCATCACTAGAAACCACTGACGCAGCATTCTTGCGCCAAGCCGTTAATCGCCGTGTCCGCACGTGCTTCGAGCGTTACCCTTGGCCTGACTTCACCGTAATTGGCGAGTCAGTAGCAATGGTTGGTGATGGCTCCGAAGATGACAATGTCATTCAAACATACGGTCCCGATGCTACCAGAGACCTAGCTAATGAATCCAATGTAGTATTCCGTATTCATAAGACGGACCCAACGGAAACTCGTTACCCAGAAGAATACACGTATGTTTCAAAGTTAAACACTGGCGGCTTCCCTTCAGTTAAAATCATTAGTCCAACGGTTCTTAATGGTATCAATGTTTTTGTAACTTACCGCAAGGATCTAGAGGCTGTTATTGCTGATGGCGGAACGTATACATCGGGCAGCTTTGGCGATGAATTAGGAGACAATCCAAACGTCCCTTATCAGTTCTTTGAGTATTGCGCCTTTGGTGCTTACGCAGATTTCCTACGTGGTGATGGGCAGACTGACAAGGCTCAGATCGAAGATCAAAATTCAGAGCTAATTCTTGTTTCTGAAATTGACAAGGTGCGAAATCAAAGCCGTCAGTTCCGCCACGACGTCTTGCAGTATCGTCCACGGACTCAGTTCAATCGTCACAACGTTCAAGCTGGCGGAACCGCATTAAACAAACCAGAAACCGTTCTTAATAATAACGTTCAGTAATGCCAACCGACGTTACATTCGTTGAAGTCAAAAATGCTTTCCAGGCCATATCTGGTCTGGAGAGCTTGACTGCAGCTGACGAGTTCTTCTTAACAAGTTCTTTAAATCGTGCAGTGCATCGTGCTTACAATGAGTCCGATAGCTGGCCTCGCTATATTGTTGTCGGTGAATCAAGATCAGTCCTAACTGATCCAGCTTCAACGGTTCCATATGCGGAGACAGGTAAACATACCATTGCAGAATTCCTTCGTATACATAGGGGTCAGCCATTTCTTCGGAACTCTGAAATAGAGTTTGAGTTCTACGTGGATTCGACTGGAGCGCATATAATTAATTTAATTACATCGGATAGCACTGCGGTATTTGTAACTTACAAGAAAACATTAGTAGCTGGCTTTACTCCTGACAGCACTAATATTCCATCGGAGTTCGTGGATTACATTATCTATACAGCACTGTCAGATTTCTATACTGGTGATGGTCAGACTGAAAAAGCCGCTACAGCGGCTGCTCAGGCTAATCTAATGCTTGATCTAGAACTGCTTCGTTTAGATAAAAAAGCAAACAACAATACAGTCAATAAAAAGTTTTCAACTTACGTTAATCGGCAAGCCCGATAATGTTTAACCCCCTGTGATATAATAAAAAATTATGGCAAGTTCAAGAAATAACGCACTGGAGTTCAGCTCCGTAGGTTCTCAAATACTGGGAGCCAGTGATGAGTCAACAGTAACAAACATTGGAGCTATACAGGTTATTAATGACACTGTATTAGCCACGTTGACATCAAGCAATGTAGACACAAGTCTTGAGGTTTTAACGGGAGCTACTCTTCCAGCGGGAACAATTCTATATGGTCGGTTTTCGGCTGTAAAATTAACTTCGGGTCTTGTGGCTTGCCACAAGGTTTAATTGAATATGGGAATGGGAATAGGTCTAGGACTAAAGTAATATGTTCTTAGGTTTAAAATTTGCATTAAAAACACAGCGCACATCTAGTGTGACACCCCCCGCTCCAGGTCCCTTTTATTATATAAGAACTTCTGGGCAGGGGTTTTATTTGCGTCCAGGAACAAAAGACAGATACACTAGACCATAACAATATGTCAAATATAACAGTCTCATCCGATGTAGATACAATGCTGCAATCCGCAGACAATGCGGCAATACTAACCAATGTAGGTGCTGCGCCTACCGCATCTCCAACATTTACAGGAGACGTAACTGCTCCTA